GGGAACTATCAACTTTACAGTAGCTGCAACAAATGCTACAACCTTCGGAGTACAATCTGGATCACTTCCAGGAGGTGCAAGTTTAAATACAAGTACGGGTGCAATCACTGGTACTGAATCAGGGTCAACTGCTACAACTACTTATACATTTACGATAAGAGCAACAGATGCACAGGCCCAAACAGCGGACCGTCAGTTTACAATTACAGTATCTCACGGCGCGTCGGGAGGAGCACAATTTAACTAATGGCTAGTACATATTTAACTTCTAATATTGGTTCACCAAGTCAACAAAGATTTACTTGGTCGCTTTGGGTAAAAAGGTCAAAGCTAGGTGTAGAACAACACATGGTAGGAAATTACAATGCCAATAATAGAACTCATTTATTTTTTACTAATACCGAAAAACTATATTTTTATTCTGAATTAAGTGGTTCAAATGTTATTGCTTATCAAACAAATAGATTATTTAGAGATTTAAATGCTTGGTATCATATTGTTTGTGCTGTTGATACAACTCAAGCAGGTGGAAATAGAATTAGAATTTATGTTAATGGAGAAGAAGAAACTTCTTTTGCTACAGAAACAGAGTGTAATCAAAATACAAATTTATCTATTGGAACAACACATTATATTGGAACTTATGGTGGTGACGCAGGTAGTGCTAGTTATAGTTTTGATGGTTCAATGTCTCATTTACATTTTGTAGATGGCTCACAATTAACACCATCTAGTTTTGGTTCTACAGACAGCACAACTGGAGAATGGAAGATAAATACTGCTCCAAGTGTAACTTATGGTTCTTCTGGATATTTTATTTTAAAAGATGGTAATTCAGTAACAGACCAATCTGGTAATAGTAATAACTTTACAGTTGCAGGTGGTACACTTACAAAAACAGAAGATAATCCAAGTAATGTTTTTGCTGTTGTTAATAGTTTATCAACTGGTTCTGGTGCAGAATTTGCATATGGAAATACAAGAGTAAGAAAAGATACTTCTGGTTTCCTTAGTTCTTTAGGAACTATTGCTTGTGGTCTTGGAAAATATTATTGGGAAGTTTTCAGACATGGTGGTGGAGATTTAAATGTTGGAATTTGTTTAGCAGAAAAAGATGGAACTACACAAAGTGCAGTAGATGCAGGTAGAGTTATATATACAGGTGATGGTTATATTATTGAAACTGGTATAGGTGGTGGACAATCTAATCTTGGAATAACATTTGGAGATACTGATATTATTGGAATAGCTTTAGATACAGAAAATGGAATTTTAAATTTTTATAAAAATGGAACTTTAGTAAAAACAATTACTAGTACAGCACTACTTCATTCAAATAATGAATTTGTACCTGCATGGCAATTAGCTAATGGTGGAGAAGCTAGAAACAACTTCGGTAATGGTTATTTCGGAACAACAGCAGTATCTAGTGCAGGAACTAATGCTAGTAATAATGGGATTTTTGAGTATGATGTACCAACTGGCTACACAGCTTTATCAACAAAGGGGTTAAATTTATAATGGCTTATACTACAATAAATAAGAGTTCGGATTATTTTGACACCACTATATACACAGGTAATGGTTCTTCACAAACTTTAACTATGGATAATCTTGGAATGCTTTGGATGAAAAATAGAACTGAAACATCTAACCATTGTTTATTTGATAGTGTCAGAGGTGGACATTATACATCAGCTCCTGGACCAATTTTAAGATCAAATGGTACTACTGCAGCTGGTGGCTCTGATATTACTTCTGCTTATGGTATAACTTTTGGCTCATCATCTTCAACCATTGGTTCTGATGGTGGTGGATATAACTATAACCAAAACTCAAAAAGTTATGTGGGTTGGCAATGGAGAGCAAATGGAACAGGTTCATCAAATACAGATGGTAGTAGAACAACAACAGTTTCAGTTAATACTACAGCAGGATTTAGTATTGGAACTTGTTCAAGTCTTGCCACAAATAATGATACTTTAGGTCATGGTTTAGGTGTAGTTCCTAAAATGATTTTAGTTAAAAATACAGCCTCAACTGGTAATTGGTTTGTTTATCATGCAAGTTTAGGAAATACTAAAAGATTATATTTAAATGCTACAGACGCATCTACAACAAGTACAATATGGAACGACACAACTCCAACATCTTCAGTATTTACTATGAAAGGTGGCGATTTTGCAACAGGGGAATCTCTTGTGTTTTATGCTTTTGCAGAGAAAACTGGTTATAGCAAGTTTGGAAGCTACACAGGGAATGGAAATGCTAATGGAACATTTGTTTATACAGGATTTAAACCTGCTTTTGTAATGGTGAAAAGAACTGATAATACAAATCACTGGGCGATGTATGACAATAAAAGAAATGGTTTTAATGATGAAAATAATTATTTAAGAGCAGAAGGTAATTATGCAGAAGGAAATGAAACTTGGGGAGATTTAGATATACTTTCTAATGGATTTAAACCAAGAGCAAATGATGGTATGCACAATGCTTCTGGTGCAACATACATCTACATGGCCTTTGGCCAAAGCATAGTTGGCAGTAATAATATTCCGGCGACGGCCAGGTAACCTGCCATGTACTTTGGCGCAACACCCTTCGCCTCAGCTGCATTTTCAGATGTAGGCTTTAACCCTAATGCATTCGTCAATGTCCTTGGCTCAAGAATCAACGAGTCTACAGGCAATCCAACAATCATTGCAAACGCTTTAGTACTACCAACGGGTAGTAGATTAAATACTACAATTGGTAATGTTGAAATCAATGTCAATCAAACAGTATCTCCAACAGGTCAAAGACTAAATTTTTCTACAGGTTCCGTTACTGTTACTGCAGCAGCTAACTTTGGTGTTACTGGTAATGGTTATGAAATTGATACAGGAGTTGCTAAAGGTATTGATGTAGTAGGTGTATCTGGTAACAGATTAAATTTAGACACAGGGTCCGTTGCAACTATTGGTAAAGCAACAATTATTCCAACAGGGTCAAGGATCAATACAGATACCGGTACAGTTACACTTGCATTTAAATATAATGTAACAGGATCAAGGATTAATGCAGATACTGGAACAGTTACAACAACTGCAGCAGCAGGAGTCTTGCCTCAGGGATCAAGGATCAATACAGAAACAGGTGATGTTACAATCGTTGCAGGAGCAACAATTACACCTACAGGAAGTGGTATTGAAATTGCTATTGGAAATGCTACAACCAAAGCTAACGCAACAGCTATTGTTACAACTAATAGACAAAACTTATCTACCGGAACAGTAACTATTAAAGCTAAAGCAACTGTATTACCTACAGGTAGTGAGTTAGAAGTAGCGGTACCTACTTCTATTAATATTAAACAATGGGACGGTGTAGTACCTGGCGCCGGCCAAACTTGGACAAGGATTCAAACACCGTAATGTTTTTTGGAGCAACATCTTTTTCATCAACTACTTTCGCCGGAGTCGGTGGAGGGGGTATTGTTGTATTAGCTAATGGTAATAGGTTAAATATTGCAATTGGTAATGCAATAGGAGATATAACATTTAGAGTAGATGTTACGGGACAACAAATTAACCTTGCAAATAACCCTGTAAGTGTGATATCATGGAACCCGATACCACCAGGAGTAAATCAAGTTTGGGTCCCGATAGACCCTGACGCATAGGAGAATTATGGCATCAAGTACATCGACAGACTTAAAACTAGAACTCATAACAACAGGTGAAAAATCTGGTACATGGGGAACTATTACTAATACAAACTTACAAATTTTGGAACAAGCAGCTAGTGGTTATTTATCACTTGCAGTAGGTTCAGGAGACGTTGCTTTGTCTTTAGCTAATCATGCAACAGCAAACGGTAAAAATTTATACTACAAACTAACAGGGACTTTAACAGCAGCTAGAACAGTGACTATGCCTGATGGTGCTGAAAGAGTTTTCATTGTAGAAGATGCAACAGCTAGATCTTCTTCTAATTATACATTAACAGTAAAAACAGTTTCAGGAACAGGTGTTACTTTACCTGTAGGATCAACAACAGTTTTATATTCTGATGGCACAAACATTACAGGAAAATTACAAACAAAAGGATATTACACACCACCTTCTACTTATACAGCAGTTAATGGTGATCAATTATTAATAAACACATCAGGAAGTGGTATTGGTACAGGAGTTACAATTAACTTACCGGCATCTCCTGCAATAGGTAATGAAGTACATTTTATAGACAGTGGTAATGCTTTTGCATCTAACAATTTAACAATCGGTAGAAACAGTTCTAATATTTTAGGTGCCGCTTCTAATTTAGTGGTTAATGCTAATGGTGCTGCATTTACTTTAGTGTATGTTAATGCAACTAGAGGCTGGATCTATAAAGACAACATATAGGAGCACGGACCATGGCTCTAATTGATTTTAAAGTCTTACCAGGAATAGATAAACAAGATACTGCATCTGGTGCTGAAAACAGATGGGTTGATTGTGATAATACTAGATTTAGATACGGACTACCTGAAAAAGTAGGTGGTTGGTCGTCATTAGTTACAGATACAATAGTAGGTGTTGCAAGACGTCAGTTTGCATTCGTAGACTTAGATGGAAATAGATACATTGCAATTGGTACAGATAAATTTTTACTTATATACTTTGAAGGTCAGCTCTATGACATCACACCTTTAAAAGCTACATTGTCATCTTGCACAATAGCCACGACTAATAACTCTGCTGTTTGTTCCATAACAAAATCAAACCATGGTTTATCTGCAGGTGATATTGTATTACTAGATAATGTAACTTTACCAAGTAGTACAGGTTATCAAAATTCTGATTTTGAAGATAAATTATTTCAAGTAACTTCAGTTACAAGTACAAGTGTATTTACAATTACACAAAGTTCTAATGCAACAGCAACAGTTTCAACAGGTGGTAGTTTAGAAGTTAAACCTTATGAACAAGTTGGACCAGCAGAGCAATCATATGGTTATGGTTGGGGTATTGATACATGGGGCAATGGAGCATGGGGAGAAGCAGCTTCAGCATCTGACGTTTCTCTTGAACCTGGATTATGGTCTTTAAGTAATTTTGGTCAAGTATTAATTGCAACAATTGCAAATGGAAAAACTTTTACATGGGATGCAGGTAATGCTTCAAGATTAACAGTAAGAGCATCTACATCAACTTCAGGATTTTCTACATCAGCTAATCCAACAGCAACTAGAATTACATTAGTATCTCCTACAACACGTCACTTAATTCATTTAGGAACAGAAACTATTATTGGAGATACAACATCTCAAGACGATATGTTTATTAGATTCTCGGATCAAGAAGATATAAATGATTATACACCAACAGCAATTAATTCAGCTGGTACACAAAGATTACAAGATGGTACAAAAATTATTGGATCCTTAAAAGCAAAAGAAACAATTTTAGTTTGGACAGATAATGCATTGTATACAATGAAATTTATTGGATCACCTTTTACATTCGGTTTTGAACAAGTAGGTACTAACTGTGGATTGATAGGTAAAAATGCTGCTGTTGAAATAGATGGTGCTGCATTTTGGATGAGTCCTAATGGTTTCTTTATGTTTGATGGTACAGTTAAATCTTTACCATGTTCTGTTGAAGACTATGTTTATGATCAAGCAGATACTACAAAAGGACAACAGATCTGTGCAGGTATAAATAACTTATTTACAGAGGTTGTTTGGTATTATCCATCAACTAGTTCTGATTACAATGATCAGTATGTTGTATTTAATTATGGTGAACCTATGAAAGGTGGAGTTTGGTATATAGGAACAGAGGCAAGAACTTCTTGGATTGATGCTAGTGTATATCCTAAACCATCAGCTACTAAATTTAATGATTCAGCTTCAGGTACTTTCCCTGTAATTGTTGGTCAATCAGGTTTAGGTCAAACAACATTGTTTGAACATGAAGTAGGAACTGATCAGGTAAATCCTAATGGTAGTACAACAACTGTTACATCATTTATAAAATCATTTGACTTCGATTTACAAGCTAAACAAAAAGATGCACAAGGTAAATCAAGTGGTCCTACAGTAGCGGGTGAGGTATTTTTAGCTATGAGAAGATTTGTACCAGACTTTAAAGATTTGCAAGGTAATGCAAAAGTAACACTTGCTGTTAAACGTTACCCACAACAATCAGAAACAACAACTGCTTTAAGTCCCTTTACAATTACTGCTAGTACTGATAAAAAAGATACTAGAGCCAGAGGAAGATTTGTTAACATTAAGATAGAAAATACTGATGTTAGTGAGTCTTGGCGTTTTGGAACTTTAAGAATAGATATACAACCGGATGGACGTAGATAATGGCTAAAGTAGTAGTGAGAATACCAGAACCAAAAGAAGAATACGATTTTTCAAATCAAAAACAAATCAATAGAGCAATTGCTTTAGTAGTAGAACAATTAAACTCTACATTTTTAAATGAATTAAAACAAGAAACGGAAAGATTTACTTGGTTTAAATCAGGAAATTAATATGGCAAATATATATAAAAACGCT